AAGCGCATCATCTTCAATAGTCCAATAATCTGCACACTTCGCTGTTTCATGCTCGGCACACACATCAAAGCCAAAACCAAACTCCATATCTAGCGCGTTAAACACCTCTGGCGGTGTACTCCATAGGTCATTACTCATGCTGCACTCCTTTCGCGAATAGCCATAAAGCTTTTGAAAACACTGGTGCGGCGATAACTCACCATATTTGGGCAAAACTCGATGTAACCTTTTCTCTTCAGTGCCAGCAAGTGGCCTGACACGCTGTTAGGTGCTACGCCAAAGTGCTCAGCGATAACTTCAAAGGTGGGAAAGTTGTCATTTTCAGCAATGAACTTATGAATGAAATCCATGTAGCTGATTTGTTTATCTGTTAGTGCTGGGGTCATACCTGCTCCCTCGCTCTGAAGTCTTCAATTCCCTTTTCAAGCGCAGCAAAGCTTGATTTCTTATCTGCTTTGGCGCGTTGAATGTCTTCAAGCCCGGCAATATGACCAGGCAGTTTTTCAAGGGGCGATTTTTCAAAATCAACGTAAGTCGAAACAAATTGCTTTTGTAGAAACTCCAACTGCTGCGTTGTCTTTGCGCAGATATGCGGCCAACCGCCCAGGGCGTTTATTGACGCTGCTGTGATTGGATCTTTGAACGTAGGCGTGCGGTATGTGCCCACACGCGCAATGGCGCGGGTTACGTTCAGCCATTGCATTTCCGCTTGTGACTTGATGTGTTCCAGTTGCTCTTTCTCACCGGTAGTCAAAAAGCGGATTACATCAGCGGGTTTGGGTGGAAACTGGCCGCGCTCGGGGTCAGAGATATGCTTCGTTAGCGCACGGCATACGTCTGCAATAGGGTAAGGTTTCAGCGTTGCCCACCAAATATCCATGAGTTGTTCAGATACGGGCTTGGTGCTGTAAATTTCAAAGGTGCCGTGGATGGCACTGGCGAAACGGGTGCGATCTTGATTTTCCATGACTTACTCCTTGTTTGCCCATTCAGACATGACGCGAATGTTTTCTTCGCGTATGCGTTCTTGGGGGCTTTGGAATGTGCGACTTACAGCCCTGGTGTCGTGAGGCTGAAGAGTATCTTCCCAATGCTCGCCGTTTAGCCACGTAAGCGGGTTTTTCCAGTTGGGTAGCCATGTGCCTTGGGGCGCAATTGCTCGCCAATCGATTTGGTTTTGCAATCCGCTCATGATTTTTCCAAAGAGAATTTCGTCAGGCTTGTTTTTCAGGAAGTGATCTAGGCATTTCTTTTTGCCAGTCTTGTTAGGGTATAAATTCCAGAATTTTTCAAAGCACGAAACTATATGTTCTTTTGTAATAGTTTCTTTTGTAATAGTAGTCTTCTTTTGTGGGGGTCTAATCGGACAACTTTTGTTAACTGATTGGTTAACTGCGTCTACTGATTGGTTAACTTCGGTTAACTGATTAGTTAACTTTTTATTGTTAACTGATTGGTTAACTTTCCACTCAGAAACAGTAGGGTTGATGCCGATTTCTCGACCATTCTTGGAGACTATATTTTTACCTATGAGTGATTTTAGCGTTTTGCTTACGTGCGCTTTTGACATGCCGGTTAGCTGGCATAATTGAATATTTGCTACCCAATCTGATTTCTTGTGGTAGCGGTAGGTTTTACCAATCAAAGCGAAAACAATCTGAAATTCACAGCCTGACAACTTTGCGTCATTTTTCGCTAGTGCATTGGTCAACTCGTGCGCCAACCTATCAAAGCCGTTCTCGATATCTGCTTTCACAACTGGCCTATGGTCATTTAAATTGATTACTTGCTTAGCATGTTGCATAATTGCTCCTGTAGTTTGTTCTACAAAACCCCGCGTTTTGCTTTCCACGGCATGCGGGGTTTTTTTATTTTCAACTATCCGGAAATTCCGGATGGTTGCCTGAAACAATCACATTTAACGTTGTGAGTGTTTTAAGTAACCCGTTTGGATCAAGTGGGTTAGTCTTGGCTGCAAGCTCAGTCTCACGCGTCGCATATAGCCGCCAATAATCGGTGTTAACCTCCGCTTGCCAGTTAACTGCCTTACCGATACCTATTTATTTATTGACCCTAACCACAGTCGGTAAAACTGGCTCTCATTTTTCAGAGACTCGGGAAAGCGCCGACCAGGTAAATGCCCAATCCGCATAACGCTTTTATGAAAGCTTGTTGTTTCCCTGATGCACTCTATGAATGCAAAATAGCGACTACGAAAAATCAACAAGCCTTCTCAAAACGTGCCGGTTACCCTCTTCCGGCGTTGCGTCATGCCAGTACCAACCTGACCTTTTTGCAACGGAGCGCTTGAAATTCGGTCAGCGAACCTAGCTTGTAGGGGCTACCGCTAGTAGTGACAAGCGTAACTAGCGGAATTACAAAGCCCTACTCTTCTCGATGGTATGAGTTACAAACACTTTGATATGTGGCTCTGCACACTTCCCACAAAACCACACTCAAAACGCCCTCGTTCCTTAATCGTGGTGAGGGCAACCACGGTCTTTTCGGTGACAAGGGAGACACACCCCTTGGACGGTGTTTAGCAGTTAAGCTACTGCCGCCAGATATATGTCATCGTTTGCAGATGTTTTTAAACTTAAACAGCCGCTAATAAACAACGAAACTTCTCACCCAAAAAACCCGCGACTAGGCAGGGTTTTTAGGGTTAATGACTATGAAATATTGTCTGTGATTTAGAAGCGCCAACCGACTACCTTCATGCTACTGGCCTAAAAACTTTTGAAGTAAATAGCTATTACCGCTTGCTAACACCATGGCCGCCACAACAACAGGCAGCACAAAGACAGATAAGCGAAATTGCCAGTCGGTTTTAAACTCGTGCTTGAAACCGCGAACGGTGCGCTTGCACCACCAATAAAATAACGAACGCATTATGCTGCCCTCCGTGTTGGTGTGTAAGCTGGCTTAGGTTGTGTGCGCTTAGGGCGCAATGGAATGACTTTGCTCATGACCTTCATCCTGCTTATTCTGAGTTGGAAAAATAATACTCATGTTGCTTTCGTGAGTTTCGAAAACGGCTTCCTCAACTAAGGTGATTGGAATGCCATTAATCTTCACTATCTCACCCGCTTTTAAAGTAAACTGCTTCATTAGCACCCCTCTCGTGTTGCGTTAAATACAAAAATTAAATCAGCGATTGTCAGCACTAAATAGGAAGCCAGCGCGAACATGAAAATTGAACTATCAGAAGCGAAAGCAATTATCATCAGCATGATGAGCAGATTTAACGGGCCAGCTAGGCGCATACACTTTCGGCTAGTGCGTAATGATGAGTACTTTGCGGCAGCTGCTTTAAAAAAATGGCCCATCCTTCTTGGTATGCCTGTCGCAATATTTGCAGCGCTTTTACAAGTCAAGAAAGTTGATAGTGAGATATTGAATTTCATATCACTCCTATTACCCGTAGTTCCTATTGCATACTTTTTGATGGACTCGCATTTCGAAGCCAAGCAAGCGAAGAGGCGAATAGAATTGAAAGCCAAACGATTGCAAGACATTGCGCTTTTAAAAAATCGGCAAGATTGAATTACTTTGCTCATGCTGCTTGTACCTCTACTTATTAGGGCTTTTTGAGGGCCTCAAAATCTTCTTCATAGCCATTGATGATGGGCAAATGTCGGTTAATACAGATCCAAGACCTTCAAGCATTGCTCGTTGAGCTGCTTCCTCAAGACTTACGCCAAGCTCATCTGCATGTTTTTGTAGTAGTTCTAATTCTTCGTTACTGAGCTCTATTTTTTCTTCGGTCATTATTGAGGGCCTTAAAAAGTCTTAGTTAAACCCTCTTTGGGTTCTTCGTTAATGTTCTAAGCTGCTGTACGCTCTTTGCTTCCGAACGAAACAGACTCTTTTAGGCCACGCATGAAAATGTCACGAACAATTACCGCTTTTTGTCCGCCAGTGTTTTTTACCAGCGCTTCAAGTAGGTCATTAACGTCATCGTCTAAACGAACTTTGACTTCGTTCTTTTTGATTTTTCTTGGGTCTGCGTACATAGCCTTTATCTCCGTATTAACTGGCTTTACTAAGTTCGACTTCTTCAACTTTGAGCTTGCCGCCCGTAATTTTTTCAAGCTGATAGGCGCGAAGGAGCGGTATAGTTTCTCCCCATTGGGATACTGCCGAAGGCGCTACATTTATTGCGCTGGCGAGTTTTGAAGCGCTGCCAAAGTGCTCAATCGCATCACTCTTTTTCACGTTAAAAACCTTAAATTATGTAAGATTTCTTAAATTTAAACCTTAATATATCTTACGTCAAGCTGTTTTAAGATAACTTAAAATTTAATTGGTGGTTTATGGATACATTTGGAAGTTGCTTAGAACGGGCGCGAAAAGCAGCTGGCTTTAGATCAGCTGGCGAATTTGGCAAAAAGCTTGGCGTATCTCATGTGACTGTAAGGGCATGGGAGAAAGACGAGTATAAGCCTAGTAGCGACAATATTTTTGAGATAGTTAACATACTTGGAGTGCATAGCGAACTGCTACCGCGTGTGCATCACCAAAGTAAAAAGAATCAAGTGAACGAGAATGCGGAATATTATGGGCATATCGACGCTTGGGACAGCGCGACACCGCTTGACGAAGATGAAGTAGAGGTGCCTTTTTTCATGGAAGTAGAATTAGCAGCAGGGATTGGTAGCGAATACAATATAGAAAGGCGAGGGCCTAAACTTAGATTTTCCAAATCAACACTTCGACGCTGTGGAGTTGAAACGGAAGCAGCAGCATGCGTTAAGGTTTCCGGCAACAGCATTGAGCCGCGACTGTTTGACGGTGATGTTGTTGGCGTAAACACATTTGATACAAAAGTTGTTGATGGAAAAGTTTATGCAATAAATCATGATGGTTTACTTAGAGTTAAGAGGCTTTACCGAATACCTGGTAATGGCTTGCGGATTAATAGCATTAATAGTGACGAGCATCCAGACGAAAAGTACTTTGGTCGAGAACTAGAGCAAATCAAGGTGATCGGAAAGGTTTTTTGGCACACGAGCATCTGGGATTAATGAATGGAAATTACAAAATCATCAGTATTATTTTATTACGCGGCAACATTGTCATTTATGGCACTATTTCCACCATTTACATATTTCTATAGAGGTGAAATTAAGTTAAATCTTGGCTATGCATTCATTCTCACTCCACCACTAAACTTCGATGATATGTTAGGGCATATAGATATTCCCGTTTTGATTACACAAGTTTTCCTATGCTCGCTAGTTTTTGGAGCTCTGTACCTCGCGTTTAGTTTTTCATCAAAAGTAAAATTTATATAAGAATAAAAATGACAAAGCGCACTCACAATGCGCTTTGAGTTAATCCTCAAATGTAACTTGTGATCTCACTGTAAAGATACACCCATGAAAACAAAGATGTAGCAATGAAAGCAACCCTACCAGAAGTTACTTTTAGTACGCCTCTGCCAACATTGAACATTTGCATGTAAACATCATTAGCAATTTGCTTTTCTGATTTGTCATTCCATTGCGCCCTTTGCTTATACGCTACAAAAGCGCTTGCCCAAAATGGGTAACCAACATTCATATCAAATGAATAGCAGGCTTTCCAGAAAAAGAAAGATAGAAGCACAACGAAAGAAAGCCACCACCAGAAAGAATTCAGCATAAACAGTAAAATATTATTACCCTGAACGTAAAAAACATTCAGAAAATATCCCATAAAGGCAACTAATAGTAGTGCGCCGACAGCTTCAAAGAAATCCAAAGAAAACCCTCCCTGTTTTTACATTACTTAATCATTTCACAAATTAATTTAAGTTATCTTACATTTTTTATTGACAAAAAATTTAAGTTATCTTACATTCAACTTACAGGATAACTGATTGGATAAAAACCATGACCTACTGCCACGTTACACAACAAATAGCGAAACACGCTAGCCAGCCTCAAGTTCGAAGCTTTGGCGATTTAAGCGAATGGGAACAAGAGTGCATTGTTTCTGTGCTTGCTGATCGAGTAATGGACCATAACGCTTCACTCACCTGGGTTGAATACCCTCACACCATCACCCTTGAATTTGCCATGCAAAGTCTACTTGAAGAAGTGGAGTTTATTGAAGAGTTGGCAAATTCAGTTCTCCATACCTCAAGCGCGAAGACCTTGCTTGTTAATCAACGCAAAGCTGAAACTAAAGGCTTAATTAAGCACGCGCTTGATACTTGCGGCATTGCGCCGAAGGGGTATGACTTTGATGCCCTACTAGGGGAAGAAGCAGCATGAACCTTTCCCCAAGAGAGCAGCAAGTTTATGACCTGATGGTAAAAGGTATGAGTCTACGTAAAACCGCCGAAATTATTGGCCTATCAGTTAGAAGTATTAAGTACCACAGATCATCGATTATAAAAAAGTTCGGCGCTTATTCATCGCGTGAAGTTGTAGCAATTCACTACATGAATTTAGGCATTGTTAATGAATACGGCATACCTGGCATTGAGTCGCTATCGAAAGCCGAACGCCGTGTTTACGACTACGTGATTAAAGGTATTAGTCGGAAAGAAATTGCTTCAAAGATCTTCCGAACTGACGGCACGGTTATGTTTCATTTGGGGAATATCAGCACAAAGCTAGGCGTTAACTCAATGCTTGAAATGGTGGTTTATCACTATTTGGGCAAAGGGGAATATGTTGAAGCAAGGGAGGCGGCATGATTTATCTCATTATTGCACTTGTAATAACCCTAATGTTCGCCTTCGCATTTATTACCGGCAAGGTAATAGGCTGGGCTATGGGTAAGCGTAAGTCATGATCTGCCTAATTTTAACTGTACTGTTTATCGGTTTTTGTTACGCATGTTGGTGCGTAGTGAAGTCGGTGAATGGGATTAATTGGGAGAGATAGAGGTGATTGAAGTTTTGTCGGAATCAAAACCTGTAGCAAATAAAGAGCATAACTGTGACGCGTGTGATCACCTTTTACATTATGGCTACAACGGTACTGGCCTAACTATGAAGGAGTTAAGAAGCGTGGCGGTGGCTAAACGGAATAACTGGAAAATAGCAAAAGGCCAGCAGTACATACGCCAAAACAACAAGTTTGAAGGCGAACTTTATACCTTTAAAGCAATTCCGGAAATTCACGAGATCTGTTTAAGACTTAATTTTTACGAAGTATAAACCGCGCCCCCGAAGGGGCACTTACCACGGCTGCGAAGTTTTGGACGGACAGAGCAGCCATAGCAACGAGGATGATAAACGATGGAAATCCGAACCACAAACACTAAAGGCTTATTTTGCCTTCAATGGCGTGATAGTGGCGTAAATGGCAGTGAGTATTTTACTCGTCTAGAAACTATCACCAATTCATTAGATACCGATGTAACGCTTTATCGCGGCGGTAGACCTGGCATGACTTTAAACATTGACCCTGAAGCCGTAGACGCGTTTTTTGAAATGGCTAACAACGTTGATGTGCCTATTGATGTAATCAACCCTTTCCCAGCAGGTGAAACAGTTCCATCGTCTGCCAAGGATGGCAACCCTATGGAGGATGCAGCGTGATCTTCAAATACAAGAGCATTAAATCGGCTCGCCGCGAACGTCTTTTTTGGGATTTCTTTGGGTTCAACACACGCATTTCAGCAAAAGCTAACCGCTACAAAGTTGAGCTTGTCGCATTCGATTCATTATTAGGGAGAGTAAATCATGGGTAATCAAAATTTAGCGCCAATAGATCAGTTTAGGCATGAGTTGAGCGCGTTGGGTAATCAATTAAAAGCGTCTTTGCCAGCGCATCTTCCGCTAGAGCGCTTTTGTCGTGCTGCGGTTATTGCGGCTCAAAACAATCCAGATCTTCTTAATGCTGATAGACAATCGCTACTTAATTCATTAAGTCGATGCGCCCAAGATGGCCTAGTGCCTGATAACCGCGAAGCGGCCATGGTTATATTTAACACTAAGAGCGGAAATAACTGGGTAAAGAAAGCTCAGTATATGCCTATGGTCGATGGTGTTCTAAAACGCGCTCGCCAGTCTGGTGAAATATCCACAATTACGGCACGCGCAGTTTACGAGAACGACCAATTTGATTACTGGATTGATGAAGACGGTGAACACGTTCAATTCAGACCGAATCTTCATGGTGATCGCGGTGGCTTTAAACTTGTTTTCGCTATGGCCAAGACCAAGTCGGGCGAGTTAATTGTTGAACCTATGTCGAAAGACGAGGTTGAAAAAGTTCGCATGTCTTCAAAAAACCCCGACAAAGGGCCATGGAAAGACTGGTATGAGCGCATGGCATGTAAATCTGTATTGCATCGCCTATCACGCCGCTTACCTAACAGCAGCGAGATTATGGAAATGCTAAAGCACGACCATGATGGCTATACCTTTTCAAATACTCGTGAAGAAAAGCCTATCAACGAAGCGCCAGCGATAAACGAAAAGCCTGTCTACACGCAGGAAATGTTTAACGGTGAAGCGAACAAGTGGGCTAACGCAGTAAGCGCGGGAAAAATCACACCTGAAGCAATCATTACCAAGCTTTCGGCATCTTATGAAGTTCCTTCAAAAATCCGTGAGCAAATTGAAACTATTGTTGACGTACCAGAGGAAGCTTAATCATGAAGCATATTAACGTTACCCAGGGAAGTGAGGTTTGGCTAAAACTTCGCAAAGGCTTTTTCACTGCATCTGAAGCACCAATGATGATGGGTGATCACAAAAACATTAGCCGCAACCAGTTGCTTGATGCAAAGAAAGGCTGGACAACTATTGTCGATGATTACTTGCAAGCGCTTTTCGATAAAGGCCATGCAACGGAAGAAGCGGCTCGCCCTCTTGCTGCCGCCGATGTGGGCGAAGACTTATTTCCGGTTACCGGTTCGCTAGAAGTTGATGGTTTAGATTTACTTGCCAGCTTTGACGGTTTGACCATGTTTGATGATGTGTGTTTTGAGCACAAGTTGTTCAACAAAACGCTTGCTGAGAATGTGCTTAACAACGTGCTAGAACCGCATTACTACTGGCAGTTAGAGCAACAGCTTTTAGTGTCTGGTGCGGAAAAATGCTACTTCGTGACCAGTGATGGCACAAAAGACAACTGGCAATCAATGTATTACGTGTCGGTTCCTGAAAGACGCGAAGCATTGATCAAAGGCTGGAAGCAATTCGCTATTGATTTAGAAAGCCATGAGCCGCAAGCAAAGACAGAAAAAGTAATAAGCAACTCGCCAGTGCGCGATCTACCGGCCATTAACTACAAGATGAATGGCTTGGCACTAGAGTCAAACCTAGAAGCTTACAAGCAAGCCGCTACTGACCTTGTGGCGTTATCTGAAAAGGCGCTTGAATCAGACCAAGACTTTGCGGATGCCGAAGCGCGTCAAAAGGTTTTTACCAAAGCTGAGAAGGACATTAAAGACGCATGCGACCGCGTTATGGGCGAGATTGATTCAATCGATACATTTGTCAAAGATATGCGCTTTATTAGTGAACAAATACGCCAGGCACGACTAGCGGAAGGCAAGCAAATCAAAGCGCGTAAAGAAGAGTTGCGCCAAGAGATTCTTAACAAGGCCAATCAGGAAGCTTCAAATGCACTTAATGAAGCGATGGCAAAAGTTAATGCCAAGCTACCCAACTTCGATTTTAACCCAGCCGGCGCCATGAAAGGCAAACGCACCATTGAATCATTGCAAGATGCCGCAGACGGTGAAGTGGCGAAAGCGAAAATTCAAATCAATGAGTTTGTTGAATTGGCTATGGGTAACGCCCTGCACCTTTCTACACAAGCGCAAGGTTATGACTTCCTCTTTAACGACTGGGCCCAAATTGCTTTCAAGCCTACCGAAGATTTTAAAACACTGGTTACTGCTCGCATTGCTACTTACCAGGCTGAACAAAAAGCCAAAGAAGACGCGCAACGCGAACGCATTCGCCAAGAAGAGCAAGCCAAGTTGCAACGTGAGGCCGAAGCGAGAGCGCGAGCAGAGCGTGAAGCCGAAGCGCAGAAAAAACGCGAAGAGCAAGCCAAGCGTGACGCGGAAGAGAAAGCCCGTGTTGACGCTGAAGTAGAGCAAAAACCAGAGATTGAGAAAAAGGAATCCCCCACCAATGAGCCAAAAGAAGAAGTTCAGCCAGAACAGGAAGCGAAGCCAGCGACTAGCGTGGTTCGACAAGAGCAAAGCCCAACGCGCCAATACGGAATAATGGAGCTTAACGCTATGGATCAGCTAGCCAAGCTAGTTGAAGAAGCCAATAAGCCTTACGCCGGTGACTTACGCGAGTTCGTTGAATCGGTTAAGGCTAATAACTTGAAGAAGGTGGCGTGATGTTTTTAATCGAGTATGCAGAAGGGCATTTCATTAACGGCGATCGCATAACCTCATTGCACATTAACGCAAAAAGAGGCGTGGCTTTTTACGCAGGGGAAAACAACGAAAGCGAATTTCAAGTGGAAGAAGGTTATGAGGGTACATTTTTAAATAACCTTCAAGCTATAAATAGAAATATTAGCGACATTGAAGCTAGCTACTTGAAGCAAAAAGAGAAGGTGGCGTGATGAACGCCGCCGACCTTAAAGCCGGTGACAGGTATGAAATGGCTTGGCCTTTTCATTTTGAGCAGCTAACCACAAATTCAAACTTTGGCTGGGGGGTTGACGATTATTGGGTTGGCGGATGCAAAGTTGATGTAGAGCAGCATAGCGAATGGGAATCAGAGCGCTTCTTTACTGCGCATGGTGAAGGGAAAGTGATTTATGAAATTCTCTCTATCGCTGAAATGCCAGGTCGCTACATGGATCGCGTGATTTTCAAGAGAAGCACCATTGACCCTGAAGGAGACACGGCTAACCCAGGTGAAATAAAAATGCTAACGGTGCGCAAGTTTATAAAAGACATAACTTCGCGCACACCGTTCCCAGTTGATTATGAGTTAGAGGCGGCCTAGGCCACCTCTGTAACTTTTCTTACTAAAAGGTAATAAAACTTATGAGTGAACCAAAACAAACAAACGTTGATGACTTTGTAGGCGAGTTAGAAGCCGGGATATTTAAAGAGCGCCTTGCCATCATGCTCACCGAAGCAGCCCTTGGCGCCGTGATGCACAACCGTAAAGGAAAAGTGAATGTTAGCTTTGACATTGCGCGTGTTAATGAGTCGGGCCAAGTAATGATAAGCGCCAACCTTAAAAACACCAAGCCCACTAAACGCGGCACTATTACCGAAGAAGTAAAAAGCGATACGCCAATGTGGGTAGGAAAAGGCGGCGTTATCACCATCGAGCAGCCCAAAGAAGAGTTAAGCGGGCAGTTCACTTTAATTCACAGTAACAACTAAGGCAAAACAATGAGTATGGATAAATCAGCAATTGAAAAAATACAAGAAGGCAATGCGCTTTCTATCGCACGCGACCAACTAGAAAAACAAAAGCTACCTGGTCTTGTTATCGCGCCCAATAACATGGAGGCAATTGATTTAGAGCGCTACATGCCAAACGCTCGCCACTTCAAGCTTGCATTTGAAACAAAGGTGATAGGTGAGTTTGTTCGCTATGCGAGTGAGCACGCAACAAAAGAAAGCGCCATTTTTATTGATGATGAAAGGCTTTCATCGGGGTGCTGTATTGATCTTGGTACGGTTGAAAAGCCGCTTCATAAACTTCACGGAGCGCAACTGCGACTTAAAACGACAGCCGTTTACTCTGCCATCCTCTCAATAGTGGGTCGCAAGCTTAATCAGAAAGAAGCAGCTGAATTTATCGAAGACTGGAAGCACGAAGTTGCGAAAATTCTTACCAGTGATGAAGGGACGATGACAGTCGGCCAAGCTGCCTCGTCAATGAGAAACCTATCCATTGAGCAGGCTCGCGAAACCAACTCTAAGGTTGACGATTTTGGCTATAGCGCCAGCGCACAAGAGCGACTAGAAGCAAAGAACAAAGACCGCCTACCCTCGTTCATCGAGTTTAATATAGCTCCTTATCATGGTCTTGGTTTGCGAGAAATTACGCTTCGCATGGGAGTGATACCAAGCGGTGATTCACCTTACATTACATTCAGAATTGTAGGGAACGAAGCGCTTAAAGAAGAGCTTGCTTTTGAGTTCAAAGACATTCTTGAAGATAAGCTATCCGACTGTGAAGCGCCGATTTACATCGGCACGATTTAATACTTTGCCAGGTAGCCCCTTCGGGGGGCTAAGGATAGGAAATGAAAACACTTAATAGTATGTCGAAAGTTTTCTTCTTAGCTATGTGTGTTTATATCGCCTTTGAAGCTATTTCCATCTTAGGCGGTGGCGAGAAGAACGATATGACATTTTATTTTTTAGCGCTCTGCTTTGTCATTACGAAGACAGGCTGTGAAATTGCTAGAGAATTAAAAAGAGATTAAGCCCCTTCGGGGGCTAAGGATTCCTATGAACGCTAAAGAGTTTGCAAAAAAAATAGATGGCTTTGAATACCCTGCGAGAGAACTACGCCCGTTCGAGCAGATAGCCAAAGATAACGGTCTTTTATTTATTCATGGAATGAGTGATGACTTGCTGGAAATGGGCGGCATCATCAATGACGAAATAGGTGCTTGGGATGGCGTCAAAACAAAGATTGGAACTAAGGGTGTTAACCTGGAATTGAAATGGTGCCCAGAAGATAAGCCTGGCACATCTTGGGAGGTTATCGTCGATTGCCCTCACGAAAAGTTCACTATCGTAGAGGATGGAGAGGTCTATTGTATTGGTGTCGTCATCCACAAAGACGACCTTAATCTGTGAGGTAGCAGCTTGACAACAATATTTTTAAATGGCCGTGTTCAGTGGGTAAGCGCTTCATGTGTGATTAAAACTCAACGCTTTATTGAAGCCGGTAAAAAGCCTGGTGAAATTGCAGCGTTAATCGGTAGGCCCAAGCCATACGCCCAAGCGCTAGTAAAGACGATTATGGAACATGCGCAAATGGGGAGAGCAGCGTGAGTAATTTAAACGATATTATCAATCAGCAGCGTGAAGAAATCGCACAGCTGCGCGAACAGCTAGAAAAGGCAAATGAGCGTAGTGAAGAACTTCAAGACGCACTGGTTGACGATGCCAAAGCTAAGGCAATGCTGAATAAGCTAACTATGGAAAATGGCGAACTAAGCATAAAAGCCAGCGGTAATATTTTTCATGTGTTTTGCGAAGCATTCGTGGAGACATTCAAAGGCTCTGGCGCAACCAACTACTTAGTTGCAGAGTTTAACAGCGAGGAGCTTGGCGCATTCACAGTAACGATGCAGCGAAGTGAAGGCTTAACTGTTTATCAAAAACTAAATGAAGCTAATAAGCGTGTTGCTGAGTTGGAGCAAAACCAACTACCAATAGAAAATGGGAAAAACCGCTACGGCCTAGACGTTTCTTATTTTAGAAATGTGATTAATCGAGAACTTAACAGGTCATTAGAGAATCACAAGCCAGATGAATTAGCTAGAGTATTTGCAAGGCTTTCTCGAACAGCAGATAAATCAGTAATGTTTGAGCCTGAGTTTTCAAACAAATTCGCCATAGAGAAGAAGATTGAGGCGATAAATGAGGCGCTTGACTATTACGAAGAGCTTAAAGCAAGTGAAGAGCCTATTGGCGCTGGAAGTATATTGCATGTTTGCTTAGGGCGCTTAGTTAGTCATCAAGAACAACTACGCAAGGAGCAAGGCAGTGAATAAACTGTTTGAACAAATAATGCTTGACGCGGTTGTTGAAGCTGAAAAAGCGATGGTTAAGTTTCCCCAACCAAACTACGTGTCATTAAAAGTTGCGGAAGAAAGCGGCGAGGTAGTTAAGGACGCTGTTCATTGCGCTGAGGGTCGGCAGTCTTACTTAAATTTGAAAAAAGAAATTACCCAAAATATTGCCATGCTTTACCGCTTAGTGGTTGAAGGCGATCAGGTTATAGGGCTTAAGCCTATGCTTGAGCAACTACGCAAGGAGCAAGAGTGATGGGGTATTGCGCTGTTACGTATAAAGAATTGCCAGAGGTATGCAAGTCCTGCATGTTTAGGGATTCTCAGTCAGATAATTATGAGTACGGTGGCACTAATTGGCACTTTTGCACTAAGGGTCTTTATCTCCCCACCAAGAAAAATTCTTGCAAGATTAAAGATAGGTTACGCAAGGAGCAAGAGCATGTTTAGCAAAATGGTCGATAGCTTAGTGGATAAGCTGAAAAACGCCAATTATAAATCATCGGGTTCTTATGTCAGAGATTTAACCGTTCTAAGCGGCTTCAATAAGGAAGAGTTAGCAGCCGCAAGGCAAGCAATATCAGAGTGGCTTCAAGACAACCACAACGACCTTGCAGTTGAGAACGAAAAGCTAAAACAAAAGCTTTTTATCTGTAACGAAATCATCAGCAAATCGAATTTTGCACCGATGATTGCGCAGCCAGTGAGGGAAGAAAGTGAGTAAGCGCAAAGCAAACACCCCAATCAAGCGCAAGCAAATGATTGCCAGAACTGCGCTTAAAAACCTTTGCATTGCAATGGTATTAGGCGAGACAAAGTATTGCACGGTAATGAATTACAAATCGTGTAACGAAGTTAAGGTTTCTCAACAAGTCGCTGAGCTTATCGCCGGGTTACCATGGAAATGGTATTTCGAGTGCTCAGTAGTATGCCGTGACCAACAAGGCAAAGAGTACATCGTTAGCGAAACGGTTCATTGTGAGTCAGCGTATCGCCAGTCTGACCCAAGACTTAATAAGTTTTTAAATAAACACCACAAAGCCTTTTTAGCAAAGCAGAATAACCTGCACGTTATCACCCTAGCATGGGTGGCCGTTCCTGCTATCGGTGAAAAGGTAGATTTAGAAATTGAAACACTAGATAAGATTTACACCAAGCTAGGTGCGTTTGATTACTTGTCTACGTGGGAAAATAACCAGTTGGAGGATGCGGCGTGATTGATTGGAATGATAATGCAAAGGCGGCGGTTAGGGAGTTCGCTAAATTCGTCGGCCATAGAGATGGCGCATCTTTTTGGCTTAGTGACAAGGGAGTCATACAAACAAAAACCGTTGCGGATGCGGTGGCTGACCACGACGGGGAGTGGCCTTTCAGCTCTGGAATTATACTCATGGGCTACTCACCAAAGCACGAGCATTACTTTGCTTTTGGTGATGGCTATGAACTCACTGGTGGTGAATGCATAGTATGCACCCGCGAACAATTCGAAGCTTATGTGAAAGATAAAGAATTCACTAAGGCTCTTTCTGAGTGCGCCAAGGAGAGCGAGGGAATATTAAAGGCGCTAGCCGAGCAAGAGGGCGAGAAGTGGACGCATACTACATCAATGGGTAAATGCAAGGTTATTAAAGGTCCAAATAATTCAGGTCAGTATTTACTTGAATTTGAAGGTGGCGTGTGGGATTGCCTTTACGCTGAACAGCTAAAACCCATCAAGCCGACTATGACGGTGCAAGAAGAGGCGGCGCTAGTAGAATTTATGAAAAGCAGCCACAAGCTTGAAGTGGTAAACGAGGTTAGAGCTTACATTCGTGAGCACGAAATAACAGAAGGGCCAGCCAATGACTAACCAAGAAATACTAGCGAATGGACCTAAAGGCTGGACGCATGTTGACGATAATGGCTTTTACTTCAAGAAAACTAAAGTTGAAACTTATGGCTTCTTTAGCAATGAATGGGTTGATTACTCTTACGATCAACATTTAACCCGTTCACGCTCTGACATTGAGCGCATCGTTTATCTTGAAAGTGTATTGAAGGGGGAAGCAGCGTGAAAGTCGTTCCTTTAAAGGCTTATTGTGCAACTAGCCTAGAAACTAAAGAGGCTGTCGAGAGGCGTATTGAACGCGGAATATGGATTGAAGGGAAACATTACTATAAAATCCAAAATGTAAGAGAACGATGGATCGACATAGAGGCGGTTGAAGAATGGGCGAGAAACGGAGGAAACTCCCGCGTGGCGTAACAATAAAGAAGAATCGCGCCAGCGAATCTTTGCAGGTAGCGTTCACCTATAAAGGTGTTCGCTGCCGAGAAGTTCTAAAAATAGAACCCACCACACGCAATATCAAATACGCCGATAATCTACTAGGCGAAATTCAAAACGCTATTGAGCGTAAAACCTTTCAATATGCTGACTACTTTCCCAACTCTGCCAAGCTTCGCATTTTTGGCCGGCAAGTGGATCGCACAAAAACCGTATTGGATTATTTAGACGAGTATCAAGAATCTGCGCGAAAACGCGGCCTTTCACCTTCTACACTGGAAGGCTACCGCAAATTGAAAAAATCATTGTCTACTCTTCACGACATACCAGTAAGTGAATTAACCCCCGCATTATTGAAAGACTTTGTTAGGCGATCAGGCAATTCACCTAAGACATTGCGCAATAAGTTTAGCTATTTACGAAGCGCGTTAGCTGAAGCGCTCACTGATGGGCTAGTGGAGATAAACCCAATTGATACCATTAAGCTATCCAACTACGTAGCCAAAGATAACAAGGTTAGCTTGGATGGTGATCACAATGATATTGATCCATTTACGCCAAGTGAAGTTGAGTCAATCCTTAACCACGCTCGCCAAGATGAAATTAATATAGTGAAGTTTGTGTTTAATACGGGGATGCGGCCTAGTGAGTGGTCGGCGTTAAGGTGGGATGATATTGACTTTATCAATAACCTGGTAGTCGTTAAGGTGGCTATTGTTCATCATCAAATGAAAGGCACAAAGACCAATGCCGGAAAACGGGCCATTCCGTTAAATGATGAAGCGCTTGAAGCCTTAAATTCGCAAAAAGCATTGTCATTTGTTGGTGGTGAATTTGTGTTCCCTCAAAAGGTAGGGATGCCGGTTCAACTTCCTAGCGGGGAAATGAATCGGATCAATCCAGACTCATTCAGAAAACATAAATGGTCGAGGATCTTAAAATCTGCGGGGGTTCGTTATCGTTATCCTTATCAGATGCGACACACGTTTGCGACCAGGCACATAAGCCAAGGCGTTAACTTGTGGCAATTGGCAAATTGGATGGGTCACGCTTCGCCAGAAATGCTATTTAGGCATTACGGTAAATTTATCGAGGATTACGAAAAAACAAAGCAAAATGACGCGCAAATGACACCCACCAAAGGATCGCAAATAAAATTATAAACAATATCAACGATTTATAAAAATAAAGACGCGGGTTCAAATCCCGCCAGCTCCACCAATTCAATAAATTAAGACGTCCTATGACGTCTTTTTTTATGTCCTAAACAAAGTAAAATCAATAACTTAGCGTATTTTAACGTTCAATAGCTTCCTCTAGCTTCTTTGATCTTTAGGTACACCATTAGGTACACTACGCAAACTAGATGAAATTGGTGTACCCATTATGGCAAAAGTTACTACACGGCTAACTGATAAAGAAATCAAATCTGCAAAGCCAAGCGAAAAAGAATATAACCTGTTTGATGGAGATGGACTGCGACTTCGTATTAAGCCAAATGGTTCTAAAAATTGGATATTTAATTACTACAGACCTACCAGCCGTAAAAGAGCTAATCTCAGTCTAGGTAAGTACCCTGACCTATCACTAGCGAATGCTCGTAAAGCGACGCTTGAAGCAAACGAGTTACTTGCCCAAGGCATTGACCCTCAAGAAGAGCGAAAACGTCAGCAGCAGGAATATAAGTCTGTCCACCAGCATACATTCAGTAACGTAGCTAAAGAATGGTTTGAAATTAAAAAGGACGATATTACACCTGACTACGCGGTTGATATCTGGCGCTCTTTAGAGCTACACATATTCCCTTCAATATCGAAAGTTCCGGTAAGTACTATTACTGCTGCATGTTCCGGCCCATTCCGATCACCCATTTCGGTTCAATCCGATCAGTGATTTCGGTCTAATCCGATCGCTTATTTCGGCGTTATC